TTGTGAGTGAGTTGAATAATGTAGACTTTCCGACGTTCGGAAGTCCGACGATGCCTAATTTCATTTTTGATTTTACCTATTCAAAAATCCATTGTTTTCAGGATTCTTGCCTTTCTATTTTTGATTTATGTACCAATTCTGTACCAATTTAATCGGTTATACTATATTTTTGATTATTTTATATTACTTTGAGTGCTTCTGCTACTCTGTCCATTTCTAAGTTCTTTTGCTCGTCTGTCGTGTGAACGTAAAGGTTCATCGTGATACCTATGTTCGAGTGCCCCAGGATTGTCTGCAAGGTTTTGGGTGTCATACCGGCTTCGATACATCTTGTTGCGAACGTATGTCTTAATACGTGCATTGAAAATCTCGGTATCTGCGCTCTGTCACACGCTTTGTATATTCCGGTATCATACGTGCTGTTTTTCACAGGCGCCCCGGTCTTACACAAAAACACTCTGTCTCTCCATTGAATGTCAATAAATTTGAATGAAGCATTTTTAGCTTTCTGCAATTTCAATAGCGATACGGCTTCATCAGTGAGTGGAATTGTCCTATATCCCGATTTGCTCTTAGGTGGGCCCTCTCGCCATTCACCTGTTGAATGCCTGTACTCTAAGCTCCTGACAATTTTGATTGTTTTGGCTTTAAAGTCTACATCTTCCCATTTAAGCCCCACAAGCTCGCCTGTCCTTAGCCCAGTCTGCAAGGCGAATCTGTATTGATACTCATATGATGTGCCTTTGATAGCTTCACAGAATTTTTTCTGATTTTCAATCGTCAATGCTTCTTTCTTTGAGGACTCCTTACCGATGTCGGATTTTACCATGCGGTTGCACGGATTTTTGGGGATAATCTCGCTTTGATATGCATAGTCAAGCATGTTGTATAGCGCTATGCGCGTCTGATATATCGTTGCCGTTCTGTAATCCTCGTCAGCCATATTAGTCATTATCTTTTGACAGTGGAGTGTATTAACCTCTCGCAGTATCTTATTTCCGATAACAGGCTTTATGTTGCGATTGTATCTCTCGGTGTAGTTTCTTAGCGTGTTCGGTCTTACTGTGCGCTTCTTAACGCTTATCCAATAGTCAAACCATGCATCAACCAACATGTCAGACGGAAAGTCGGGGTTGCTGTGCTCATCAGTGTACTGCTCATCGGCAAGCCACTTTTTACACTCTTGTAGTTTTGCAAATAATTTCTGCACTCGCTTTCCATTCCTCGTTGTGTATCTGCCAACATAGTACTTGTCTTTTCTCTGACTAATGCCTCTGCCTAGTTCTTTACCTTTCAAGTCCTTTCCCATATTAAATTTTCGCTCCTTTCACTTATGGAAAAAGCCTTATGCAATTTATTATAATATCACATAAGGCTACATAAGTCCACATTTGATTATATCTCTATCGCCTCTGCGATATACTTTTCAAACTCTTTTCGCTTGATTAATCGTCTCTTTCCGACATACATAACAAATTGGCACCTTGGGTTGTTTGTTATTTCTCGGAGTTTATTTACTCCGATGTTGCTATATTCCGCAGCCTCATCAATCGTCAGCGTTACCTTTTCCCATATTGGCACTTTGTTAATCATTGCCCGACTCCTTTCTATCTTTTCTTTAATGTCTGCCACTCTCCGGGAAGTGGTCGTTTTTGAGATTAATAGTCTCTGTGATACCTCTTCAAGGCTTTTATCAGCAACTAGCAACTCAAAAACTTCCGCTTCCTCATCGGTGAAATTGGCATTTTTCAAAATTTCTTCAAGTTCCGGCTTAGTAAGTTTTGAAAACTTCATAAGCCTATCTCCTATTCTTCGGTTTTGCTTGCACTGTGTATACAAGTATTTGAGTATCGGCATGAGCTGTTGCACGGCTTGTTGTCCTCGTATACACATTGTCTTTTAATCGGCTCTATATCACTCATAGTTCTGCTGTTCATCTTATCATCACTTCTTTTTTATACTGTTCTGCCATATATTGTCCGTAGCTCATGCCCTTACTCTTAGCAAGCTCGCAGATTTCCGCAAGTTTGTTTTTCTTAACAGGCTTTCTTTTGAGTCTTTTCTTTTCTCTGATTTTTCTTAATTCCGTAGCCCTCTGCTGTCTATGTGCTTCGCAACACGTATTTTGGTTAGCTGCGGTCGGTGTAAATATCTTGCTACAGACTACACATTTAATTGGTTTGTAGTGCTTCATTGTTTTACCTCTACATAAAATCGTTCAATCTTATCTGATAATTTTTAATTTAAACTCAAATAACACATTATCCCGCAGTCTGGGAAAATTTCTGTGTTCATGTTGCCTCTGCCCGGTGCAAGCTCGTCTAAATAAACTTGTCCGTTTTTGTCCTTAAGGATTGAATGATTAACTTCTCTTTCCAATTTCGCCCGACTTTCAAATACTTGTGGAAAATCTACTCTAATCTTATTCCAATAACCCATGCCACCTTTTACACAGCCAATGCAGTTATTATTCGGATAGCCTAAGTCGTACATTTTCGGTCGGGCAAAATCAAAAGTCCGTTCAAACAATCCGTGTACTTCTTCTTTTGATAGTCCTCTGTCAATTAATGGAAATTCATGTTGTGCTCGTGGATTAGCTTCAATGGTTCTTTCAGCTCTTTCAGTTTCCTTAAGGTCAAATCCCCACACATAAGTAATCTCACAATCTTTGTGTTGTTCTTCCCATTCCTTACGGACTCTCTTTTTCAGCCAATTCGTACATGGTGCAAAGCCATTAGCCGGATTTCTAAAACCACCAAACACTCTCACACAATCTTCAACAGAGCTGTACTCGCTTGACTTTAAAACCTTTATCTCTTTACCGATAGTCTTTTCACAATCCTTTATGAATCGCATACTATCGGGATGTTGGTCAGCTATATCAATGTAAATCCATTCGTCCACATCTCCCGCTAAATATCCAGCCATAAAACTTGATATTCCAGCACTTATCCAACATACTTTTAATTTTGTCATAACACCACGCTACAAATCCATGTATCGAGGATAACAATAGCGCCGAGCGTTTTTTAGCATACTTTAAAGGTATTCTCTCAACCTACTCACTTCCCTATTGCTTTATGTATTAACTTCGTCTACTTTAGCTTCTTAACACAACCTCGGTTTACCGAGGATTCGTTATTTCTTTCTTTTACATCTACAATTTGTTTCGCTACACCACTGCTCTTGTATCTCATCATCAGTCTTATCTCGTCCACGGATGTCGTACCACGCAAACGCTACCTCTGTCAGACCGATTATGCCGAACACTATGAGGGCAGTGTATACTACTGTTGTTATGTTGGTCATTCTGCATCGCTCCAATCTAAGTCTATTTTCTGACCGCAATTATCACAATATTTCTGTTTGTTAAGTAAGCCCTTACCATTGCAACAAGGGCATAAAGCAAATTCTTTATCTTCTGTAAAATCCGGTTTCTTCGATACCTGCTTTTCAAGTGCCTGTATTGACATTCTCATTGCCTCTGTAAGTTCCTCTTTAGTTGTATTTAGTGGTATCCCTTGGGGATTACTAAAGGATGTTGCAAAAACAATAGTATTACAGATTTTAATTGCTTCACTCTCTGTCACGCTATATCCTCCTCATATCTATCCTCGTGAATTTCCCTATCCTCTTCGTGGAAATAAGCTCTTTTACAATGTGTGCAAAAAGCTAAAAGCTCCTTTATGTTTGTACTTTTTTCGTATTTGCAACCGCTACATGGGCTTGGTTCTTTATTATTCTTTTCTGCCATATTCTCTCCTATTCCACTTCCGATTGAAGCCAATCTAACATACATTTTTTACATGCATCTTTATCATTCGGATGGGCACACGTATCATAGTTTCCTTTTCTCCAATTAACCATATGCGGGCAAAGATTAAACTCCGCCAACTCTTCATCCGACATATTCCTTATCCTGTCGGCATTGGTCTGTCTGCTATCACATCTACAACAAGGTTCATTATCTCTTGAATTGCTGTTGCGCTTACAGTTACAAGAGGCAGAATTAACTAACCCCAAAATTTCATCGCAAAGGTCAAATATCTTTTCAGAAACCTCAATATCTTCACAACCGCCAATCGCTATTTCTTTGATTGCTTGTAATTTATCTCCTATTGCTAAACTATTCATTTTCTCCACCTCTCAATTCTTCCAGTTTTGCTCCGGCTTCTGTGAGGAATACTGTTTTACCAATGTTAGACAACGAAATCGTAAAATTTTTCTCACACTCTATGTAATTGCTATCCGGTCCGGTCTCCTCGTCTATCCATTCATATAACCATTTTTCTCTAACTGCAATCTTCATCCAATTCCTTTTTGCAAAGCGGAATGAAACAACTCGTGCTGGAAAATATAATGGAATCTTATTATCAATATCCTCATAACACTCCATATCTTCTATTGGGAGTATTGTGTTATCTACATAAACTGTATCTCCCACCTTGCAAGGTAATTTAACAAGTTTTTCCTGTTCCTCTAAGTCCTCATAATCTGCCAATTTCTGCAATACATTATGATAGTTATCTTCCCATTTAGCAGGTTCTCCACTAGGCGTAGCATATATGCCTGTTCCGTTAGCACTTCTTCTTGTTAATCTCTCCATTACTGCTCCTTATCCGGAAGTTTAGCTAGTTCGCATACTGTACACATCTGACCACTCCATGATGTTGTTCCATGATTCCAAGCGTAAACTCTTCCATTCTCATATTTTGCAAAATGCCTTTTAACCCACTGGTGAATGCCACTATACGTTACCAGTATTGGTGTATCAACTGCAACTTTTGACCAGTCAATTGGTGGTTCAACATATTCACTATTCGCCCATTTGTCTGCTTCATCTCCGCAATAGTCAGAGCCATGAGTATTAAATAAACAACCTCCACACGTTAATTTACGGCACGCTGTCGGTTCTAATGTTGCTTTGTTAACTGCCAATCTGTTGCCTTTACAAGCAATATCCAAAATCTGTTCTGCAAATTTCTCTCTATTTGTCATTGTTTTGCACCCCTTTTCCATAATCCGGCATGTGTTTGAATCTTTCATATGCCTTATCGTCTCTGCGTTTTTCCATGTAAGCTTTCTGCCTATCGCCTCTCATCTGCTTTATATGAGCATTCTGTGTACTATCATTTTCCCGCACATAACTCATTAATCAATCACCCTTATGTACCTTTCATCAACGTAATTAACTTCATCAGCAAGGCATTGTGCCACCTTTGGTAATGTCAGACCGAATTGATTAAATTTATACAGTGTGTCAATTAAATCCCTAAATTCTGCGATAAACTCTTTGATTTCCTTAACCGACAATTTAAACATCAATTTAAGCGCCGTACACGCTAAAACCATGTAACTGTATGCCGTATCATTTAAAAGCTGTCTCGTGTCGTTTATCGTAAGTGGATTATTTCTCTGATAAATCCTAATCAACTGTTGCATCGGGATTAAATTAATCTCTTTCTGCACATCAATGCCGTATCTGACTTTCAAAAGTTCAGCAAGTGTTTCAGTTTTCATTTCATTTTCGGTCTGTGCCCTTTCAAGGTACTCATTTATGGTTCTTTCAAGCCTTACAATGCGCTTATTTCCAAACCCATGGTGTAAATACAGTACATAATATCCTAAGTCCATAAAGTCTGTGAAAGACCGCCTTACGAGCTTTCTACGGCTATTGCTGTTTTTCAACGTAATTTTTTCTGATTTTGTCCATGTAAAATCCGGCTCTTTGTGCTTTTTCTTTGGTTTCAGTTTGTTGCTCATATTTTTTCATTCTTTCTTCAAGTTCTCGTTTCGTTCTGCTAAAGCAGGCTTCTGTAGTTTCTTCTGTGACTTTTACAATCTCTTTACCGTGCCACCGGATAGTTATTTTTGCTTCCTTGCTATTGGTTTTGTAAATCATTTGCAAGTCATATTTTCTTTGCAGTGGTCGGTAAAAATCGTAAAAATCTTTCAAGGCGTCCATTGTGGACTCCTTTCTTTTATTTTCTGTCGTGCGATGTTTGCCTTTTCACAAGTTGCGTTCTTAACGTTTTGCTGATAGTGCATTTCGCAGACCTTATATCCGGGTTTTACCGGATTATCGCAGAAAAAACATAGCCCTTGTTCGTATCTGCCGGTTCTTTCGGGCATTTTAACTCGTGCTCTTCTCATTGTTTTTCTGCAAAATGTGCAAGTGGTATGCCCCGGGTCTGCTTTCCTTTTGCGACAGCGTGTGCATATGCCATTTTCCTTGTCTTTTTCGTATCGTGCTTTTCGCCATGCCTTTTGTCGCTCATTGTATTTTTTTACATCAGCAGCACGTTTCTTTGACATAGCTTCGGCTGATTTTGCCCTACACTCAACACAACTTTTTTCATCACCATATAGCAAGTTCTTGCCACATCTAGGGCAAACACCAACTGCCTGTAATTTTTTATAAAGTTCTCGACCATATGCTGTACGTTTGCTGTTGCATGCCGTACAAACCACGCCTTCTCTATCAAGCGGTTTTCCGCAAAGCACGCAAAGGTTACTGGCTTTTCGCACTTCATATCTCTGCCTTGAATACTTGTCTTTTATCATTTTTCGCTAGGAGTAAAGCCAGCTTTAATTGTGCGCACAAACCTCTTTCCTCCTATCTTTTCATCTGCTCGATACGTTCCTTAATTTCTTTTGGCATTGGAATACCTTTAATCGGCTTATTTTGGCTTTTATTATCTTCAAGCGATATTTTTATCGTCTGTTGATTTTTAGAGCCGATTTGAGCCGAATACGAGCTTCTATTGGTATTTTCAATCAATGCCTTTATATCCTTTGGCATTTTTTGATATTCCTTTGCTCGATTAACAACTGTTCTGTAGGTTCTCATAAAATTTGATTGCACTACGTTTTCGATGCTCTTGCTGTCCGTCAGTGCCCAGTTCCTAAGATTATCAGGACTTCCGACAGCCTTTTGTACGAGTGGTGGCAACTTATTAAATTCTTCAACTGCACCATAGTAGCCATTTCGTAGTGCCCTGCTGACAAGGAACCATGCTTCCATTTCGTTAAGCTCCTGTGGGGATTGAACCTCATGCAGTTTGTTAATTAGCTGTCCGATGCTCGGTGCAAATCCGCTTGTATCGGAATGCACGTAAGTTTTCAATGCCATAGATATTTGACTGTAGCTGTATTCTTCCAACATCATATTCCACACATCTACTGTCTCTGATAAATTGCTCGGCTTGTAATTGGGGTAGCAATCACACATTATGCGGATAATTTTAACTGTCTCGTCTCTTGTCAAGAATCGCCACCCACCTTTAGAAGCTCCGCAATTTCCTCGATAAGATTGTTCTCCATTGTTGTCTTTGATTTAAATAATTTCACAACATCGTCAACAGCTTCATTGTAGCCAACTGTATATCCGTGGCTATATCCAGCTTGTCTGTTTTCTTCTAACATTCTTTCTGAAATGTTAGGTGACATTCTGTGTTCTTTTTCTGCCATTTTTATCACTCCTTTACACATTATCCCAATCAATGGTGCCTTTGTTGGCTGAATGCGGCTCATTGTCTTTTAGTGCAAACAGCCCTTGCCAGCAATGGTCTACTGACTGATTAAGAATTTTAACAGCTAAATCATTATCGCCCTTTGAAAGTCTCTCGATAGTGTTCATAGCTCGGTGTAATGCCATTTCAGTGCATATCGGCTTTTTGATTTTTTTTCGCATTGTCAGATATTCCTGAAAAGCGCTCTCTAGCATTTCATCATCAGGGTAGTAGACGGTTTTCTTTTTAGATATTGATTTATCAATATCTTTTTCTTTTATATCCTTATCTTTACTATCCTTAACTATACTTACCTCACCTTTACTTACCTTACCTATACTTTCCTTACCTACGGATACATCTTGTATACATTTTGTATCCATTTTGTTTACATCAAGCATATATGCCTTATTTTTCTTTAATCCCAACATTGATTTTTCTTCAACATAATCAGTAGGTCTGTATCTGTCTGCCTGTATGTAATTGTGCATTTTCCAATGCTTAATCACAATTACACCGCTTTCAAATAAAAGCACAAACGATTTTGCAAGCAATAGTTTAAAATCATCATCGGAAGCACCACACATTCGCTGTATTTTCTTAGGATTATTAACAAATCCGTCATCGTCAGCATTCATGGATAGGTGGAAGTAAAGCATTTGAGTACTGCTCGGCATATCGAGAAAAGCGTCACTTTCAGTTATTTTTTTAGCAAACATTCTGCGTTCTGCCATTTAATTAATCTCCTATTTTCCTCAAGTTTCGGTTGATGTATTTTAATCTTTTTCCTCGTGGTTTATATTGTTATACCTTTTTCTCAACGTGTTCTGCACCTTATTCATACCCTTGAAACCACCGACAATAAAAGCTATTTCTGCTCTATTTTCCGTTGCCTTTGTTTCCGCTTCCATATCGTGTAGTCCGTACTCTACCTGAATAATTTCATTTGCAGTAATTCTTTTCAGAATTTCTTCACATTTCTTTTTACTTAAAATCTTCATTCTGAATCACCCGCTTTCAATAAATCCATAAATTTCTCATACTGTTTCTGTGATACCTTGTTGTGCTCTTTTTCAGGCTTTAAGCGGATTATAAGGTGTTTTTCCGCAATAGACGATAATTCCCTCGCTAACACCTTTTTGCCCTGCTGTATGCCTTGCATATAGCCTTTAGGTGCTTTTCTCTCACCTATTGAACCACTAGCACGATTTTCCCCTTGACCGCCTAAACTGACATTTCTAAGCTGATAGCCTTTATCAGCATATAGCTTGATGTAGTATTTCTCTTTCTCGTCAAGCTGACTTTCGGGGAAATTCAGAAATTCAACTCGCCAACCATAAGGATTTTTCTCTTTGTCGTACAGCTTGTGTGCCTTTAATGACTTGTCTATATGTTGTTCATATCCAGACATATGGCTTGCCAATCTGGTAATTATTCCAACACTTTGTCCGATATACGCATACTTAAATCCGTTTTCATCTTCTCGGAGTAGGAAGTAAATCCCACTCCTGTCATTCAGCTTTGGATTCAGCTTCAATAGTCGCTTTTTATTCTCCTGTTCTATTGCCTTGGCTCTTGCTATGTTCTGATAATTCAATGTTTCCACCTCTCTTTACAATATCAATTGCCGTCTGCATACCACCCTCCTAATATCTAAATCTCGTAATATTAGTATCGTCTGACCAACAGCCGAATGTATCATTATCGCCATAAGCTTTGACGCTTACTGTGGCTCCGTCCATACCATTAGCAATAAAATCATCAGTGTAATTAGTACTATAAAACGCCGTATAGGTCGTATCGTATTCTTTCCATGTTCCATCAGCTTTTGTGATACGCACCTTATAGGATGTTGCGTTTTTGACCTCTGACCACTTGACTGCTACGTGACTGTAGTTAAAATATCTTGCTGTACTCTTGAAATAAGTAGCATAATTTACTGTCGGTGTACCGAGGATGCATTTCTCAAGCCAGTTTTTTACAGCATTGTTAATAGCATCTTCTAAAGCATCATCAGGCTGAAAGTTGATATCTGGAATCTCTACGGATGGCGGATTCAATTTCGGTGTGCAGGCAAATACCGGCACCACATTAAAAACGCTCATTGCAATCACACAAATCATAGCCATTATTGTTCTTTTCATTTTTCTACACATTGTTTTATCCTCCTTTAGTTTGTCTGCGTCAATTAATCTCATGCTTACTCCTTTACACTTCGCTTCACAATCTCAACGGCTTCTTTCAATGGTACCATTCCCATAGGTCTTGACAGCATGCTTCTTTCCCTCAACTGCTCTATAGCCTTATCCACATCAAAGGCGGTCGGATATTCTTCTAGTAAATGCAATACTGCATTTGTATTTACTAAAGTTCCATTGCTTAAAGTAACTGATTCTAAATCTTTCTTTAGTGCATCCACGTCAATCAATTTCATTCTTATCACGCTCCAATAATATACATTCAGTTTCAAAGAGTTTTTCAGATATAACTTTTGAATTAACTCTGCTCTCAAATTCCTTGATAAAATCTCTGTATGCCTGTTTTCTAACTTCTCGGTCATGCTCGGTACAATCAAGCTCATCGAATGAAATATTGATTTTTCTGATAATACTGTAACTTGATTTATCAGAATTGATATTCATGTATCTTTCAGTGGGTATTGGCATAATGCCATTTTTCTGTAGCAGTTCTGTAATCTGAAATACAAACGCTCTTACAACTGCAATATCTTTTTGCTCCGCCATATCCTTTGCAATATTTGCAAATATTTTATTTGCATAATCCATTGTTTTTCCTTTCTGGGACAGCCGTTATTGGCTGCCCTATGAGTTATTTCTTGTTCCACCGTAAATGAGTGTCTATCAAATTTGCATAAGTCCAAATATAGCCACCGGCTGATTTATCGAGTCCTCTACAGCAAGAGGAAATACTTTGATATGTTATTCCCAAGCTCATACTGGCCTCTTTTATACTTTCCCATATTTTTAGAGCGTTACCGGATAAATCAAATTGGATAACTCTATGTTCTTTTGCTTTACTGCCTTTGCCATATGTAGAATTATATTTTGCAGAACACCATTCTAAATTATCAACACGATTGTTCCTCTTATTCTCATCAATATGATTAACCTGTGGCAAATTATTGGGGTTTGGAATAAATGCTTCTGCCACAAGTCTGTGGACTAAGTAATTCTTATTAACTCCATATCTAAGTTGGATATGATTATACGAGCCACTTTTTGAAGGCTTAAGGCACTTTCCGGTAAGTTTATTCACAATGTTTCCGTAACTGCTTACCTTGTAAAATTTTTCAGCGCCAACAACGTCTCTCCATTCTTCTTTCACTTTCCACCTCAATCTTACGCAAATGGTAATTCTTCACTATTAATAGAGTCATCAATGTTCATAAAGGAATCATCGGGTTTTGGCTGCGGTTCTGCACTGCTGCCACTTGAATTTTTACTGTCGCAAAATTCCAGCTTAGATATGTTGCAATCGTTAGTGTAGACTGTGTTTCCGTCTTTGTTCTTGTAACTGCCTGTAGTCCACTCACCGATAACTGCAATCTTCGAACCCTTAAATACGTGCTTTTCTACTGTTTCAGCAATCTTGCCAAAAGCCACGCAGTTAATGAAATTTGCCTTATCACCTTTCTTTTTAAAATTTTTGTCAACGGCAAGTGTAAATCTTGCTATTGCCATTGCATTTTCGCCCTGTGTATATCTAATCTCAGGGTCCCTAGTTAATCGTCCTAAAAGTGTTACAATATTCATTATTTTTCTCCTGTCTGTTTAATTTTTAAAAAAGGCACTTGCTAATATCCTTTTGCCTCTTTCATAACTCTTTCAAACTCTTCGTCAGAAATACCATATATCTCTATATACTCGTAATGCGGAGCCCATAATACAATGATTTTATCTTCACTATAAATAGGCACTCTATAATCACCCGCTATAGATGGTGTATCAAACATCTGTATTCCATCTTCAAATCTTTCTTTCAAAAAATTAATTAACTTTTCAATTCTCAAAACGGACATTCATCTCCTTTCCTTAAAACCCATTCCTTGTTACGCTCTGCAACATCCACATTTGCCCCACAAGCAACTTTTTTCATCTTCTCGATGAAACTATCTCTATCAGAATTTTCACTTGATAAATGGCACATTATGACGTTCTGCAAGCTATCTGAATAATTTGCCTTGACAAAATCACAAGCCGTGTCAATGCTTAAATGACCTCTGAATACGTGATTAGCTTTGCCTGTGTTATCCCTGTCGATTAAATCCTTGTCATAATTCACACCTAAGAGAATGTGGTTTATGTCTCTAAACTTCCATTTGATTAGTTCACAATCGGTTATATAAAGCATTCTTCCCATTTCCTTGTGAGTAATCAGAAAGCCGAATATCGGGCAAGGATCGCCGTTTGCGTTTGTATGTGTCCAATTTCCGTCTATTGTCGTTAAGTCAAAAGGCTTTACTGTAAATCCGCCCATATTCATTGATTTACGGCTATTGTCTAAATATGGGGCAAGTATCGGTATTCCCATAGGCTTAAAATCGTTTAATGACTTGCTGTGGTCTAGAGGTGGGTGTGACTTATAATCACACCCTTTATCCCCCTTATGTGCCAATTCAAGCCTTTTTTAATCTCCTTAATCGGTATTCCACAATCAAGGATAAGTGTTTCTCCACTGTTGGAAGTTAGCAGATAGCAATTTCCGGCTGACGATGAGCCTAAGCATTTAAGTTTCATTCGCAACCTCCGCAGCAACCATAAGGCACATTGGCATTGAATACCTCGTCTATTTCGCTTGCATACTTGCGGTATTTTTCCGGTATTTTGTCCACATCTATTTGCCATTCTCCTGTATAGGCTTTATAGTTTCTAATATGTCCGCCGGAGTCCCAAAATATAGGGTATATGCCTTTACGCTCACTCATTCTGCTACAATACATACTCCCGAATATTACTTTTTCTCCGTCAATCTCGAGCGTCAAATCTCCACAGCATAAATTAGGATATTTACCTGTGTAGCTTATGAATTTTACGTGTTCGGTTACGTTTTCTTTATTTGAATTGATTAGCATACTCACACCTCGATTTCATCATCCTGTGGGAACTGAAAAACATTCATATCGCAATAGGTGTTATAATGTTTTATCATTTCATCGGTAGCAAGTGCCTTTTCCATATATTCAGCGGTACCACTTGCAAGGACTTTCATTACTTCCAATTTTCCGTATTGTTCTCTTAGCATTTCCATAGCCTTATACGCTTTCTCTTTGGAAGAGTACTCACCTAACACATATTTCTCTCCATTGTATAGTGCTATAATGCTCTCCATTGCGTGGCACACAACTATCTGCTCATAAGGCAAATCAACATTGCCATGCTGTGAAATTACTCTCATGGTCTCCAAAACCTCCCACATATTTTGCACTCATAGCCCCATTTATGATGCTTACAAAACTTAATCCAGTCGTGTCGATGCATTACTTAATCCTCCTCGCTCTGCATGAATGGTGGTAGCTCCTCTGACTGCTTGTCGGCTGTGCCGGTCGGCTCTACATCAATTATGTTGTCCTCGTCAAAATCAACACTATTTGCGTTTTCTTTGATTTCATCAGCAACAACCTTTTCTGTATCAAGTTTTACATCTGATACATTTTGAAATTCCTCTTGTGCATATAAACCTTGAAATCTATCTGGAAACGCTTCTCTTAAGGCCTGCACAACAGCTACTTTTCTAATCATTGTGGCTGGTTTTTTCGCCCATTGGCTGTTAAGTGAACCATCTTTTTTTCTTCCTGCGTACTCATCAAAGCCTACTGACTGATACTCGTCCTCTTTTCCGTCAATAAAGATTTTCGCCCAGCCACCTACGATAGTTTCGTTAGGTAAAACCATTGTTCCCTCTCGTTCCTCAACGGCTCCGTCCTTTTTAATTACAATAATTCCTGCTTTCTTTCCCTTATATCGTGGGTCCGCATTGGCTCTCTTTGTAAAAACGTCTTTTCCAGTAACTATTGTGGCTGGGTCGTTGCTTCCATACTTAATAAGGTATGCTTCTCTCAAAAACGGATTTAAGTGCTGGTATCTGCATAATGACATAAACATCATTACTTCTCCGTCAGATACATTGCCGCCGCCACTTACAAGGTATCTTTTTATCATTGTTGGAGAAATTTTTACCATTTCCCCATTTGATTCATACTCAACTATCTGTGTATTCTCTGCCATAATTAATCCTCCTAAATCTCATTAAAAACCTGAACTGCAAACAGCTTATTAGGCGTCTGTTTGAATAAAACTCCGTCAGATATGACTGTATACATATATCCGTCATACTTAAGCTCTACAGTGTGCTTTTTACCACCCATGTAATAATTTCTCTTCTTAATACTCATGCCTATACCTCCTATAATCCAAGTAACTTTTTGAGCATTTCTCTCGCTCCCTCAGCTTCATCGCTCAACTACTTCTCACTTTTATCAGCAAGTTTAATCACTGTTTTGTACTCTTCCTCTGAAAGTTCCTCTTCAAGCGCACGTAAAACAGTGACTGCTTCTGCAATAATATGGTTTCTTTCGCCTTTGAATATAACTTTTCCGTCTTTTGCTTTAATCATTTCTATGCCTCCATATTTTCAATCACAAGCTCTTTGTCCTGTGTATGCTTTAACAAGATTAGCTGGTTATCAATCTGTGGTATTCTCCAATCGTCAACGCTCTCTGTATCATCAATAATAATCGGGAAATTAACACCTACCACTTTCTGAAAAGCTCTGCATATGTCAACTTCTGTCAGCATCCTTGCACCATGATTGAGATTTCTTGCATATGCTTCACCATTGTAAGTGAAGTCGCAGCACTCCTCGGTATCACCATTTAAGAGCGGTCTGAAAAGCTTTGCTGTGGCAAAATTCAGATACTTATTAACATCTGCCTGTAAAAGCTCATTCTTCTTGCGAGTGAACTCTTTCAGCAAGTCAAGCTTTCTCTCCCAATCGGCAATTTCTTGATTGAGGTCTTTTCTCTTATCCTCAAGGTCAGCTATGCTATCATCTATACGCTTGTTATTTGCCACACCAAGCTCAATCTTTGTATCAACTGATGAAACTTGCCTTAACAGTTCGTTTCGCTCGTTTTTGAGCTTTCTGATAAGTTCCGATGTATCGTTTTCATCGGCAAGGGCTTTCTCTTTTTCCTCGATTTTAGCTTTAAGTGCCTGATACTCGCTGTTGCCTGTCATATCAATATCAGTAGGCACCATTCCAAGCTCTTTAGCGATGTTATCACGTTCAAACTTGTCAGCAACAGTATCACGCTTTTCTGTCAGCTCCTTAAGTTCTGCTTCAAGGTCAGCTATTTCTTTCTTCTTATCCTCAATAGCCTGTTTGAGTTCCTTACTGTCATTTGATAATGAATTGCCCTTATCCTCAAGCTCTTTAAGCTTCTTCAATTTTTTATCACTAAAATCAGTTCTCAAACTCTCTATTGTATCTTCCGGCAATCTCTGACCGCACATCGGACAATTAACACTGCTTTCATCAAAGGAAAGTGCCTTTGCTTTTTTCCAATCAGCACGTACCTTTGCTAAGTTCTCTGTGCAAAATCTAACCGAACCTTCAAAGTTTTCAATGTTAGCCTTTTTAGCTCTTATCATTGACTCTGCTTTGCGGATTGAAGCATCGAAGTCATCAATCTGTGCCTGTAGCTCCATACGCTTTTTCTGATTTTCAGCATTGGCTTTTCTCTCCATGTCAGAAAGCTCAAATTTAAGGTTCATAATGTCCTCTGTGGCTTTCTGCTTGCTCTCTAAAATCTTGTTGTAGTCGGACAGCTTATCTTCGATTTCCTTAAGCTGTGGCTCATATGTTTTCTTCTGTAGTTCAAGCTCTGCGAGGTCTGTATACTCATTGGTGGAATGGATTGTATCAATCCTTGTTGAGATTTCGTCTCTTTCCTTAACAAGTCCTTTTGAGCCACTCCTACCGCCTGTGCCGTTTAGCTTGCCACGACATACTTTTTTGAGCTGGTCAACGTCTCCATCATCAAACATCGGCTTAAGCTCGGCAAACTGTGGAAACATATCGCAGATTTCTTCATCAGTATGTGTTCCAAAATAACTTGCAAGCGCTAATCTCTGCTCGGCCTGTGATTTGTTGAGTAATGTCATAGCATTTAAGCAAAATGGTAATACTCCAAGCTCTGCCATGTTGTCATTGATGTACTGATTGTAGTCAGCCATTTTGTATGGCACATCATTGATTGAGTAATCAGTAACACTGCCTGTAATCTCACCTTTTTTGTTGCGCTTCTGCCTTGTAACCTTTTTCAGAGTCTTTTCTTTTCCGTCAATCTCAAAGGTAACAGCTCTTACAATGTCAACATCGTCAATCTCAACTCCATTTTCATCATGTGGTCTTATGCCTGTAATTTCTCTGTCATTCTCATCGTGGCAGTTCAGCACATCAAGAATAATCCTCTTAACTGTCGATTTGCCAACTTCGTTCTGACCGGATAACACAGTTTTCATCGAAAAATCTGTGTCTAATGTGTTTTTGCCATAGAATTTACAAAAATTCTGTGCAAAAATGTGTGTAATCTTCATTGCGTTTCCTCTCTTTCTATTTGTTTATGGTTTTTAGAATCAAATTTCCATGTAGGCTTGATTTTTTAACTACCCTTAAGTACGAGTCTGATTCTGATACGAAAAGCCACTCACTAGCCACGTAATGAGCCTTGTTGAGCAATAACTTCTGCTCTCTCGTTAATGGCTTCAATCTGTATCTCGTATCGCCTAACTTAATTCGTCTTACATTGTCGCTCATTTAGCTTCTCCATTTCTCTGTCCAACAGTGCTTGAAAGTCAAATGATTTGTCCTCGTGCCGTTTAGCTCGATATAATTCTTGTAGGTAATCGTTAGCGCTCTGACGTTTCAATTGGCTACCAATCGCAGTAGATGTCAAGATTTCCATTTCCGCTCCCTTCGTCATATACAATTCCTTGGACGCCTATTGGAGTATCAACTACAGTTCCGTGTGGTAAATCATCACTTGCAATTACAACGTATTCGTTTTCATCAACTACCAATCCGTGCTCGTTTAAATGTCTGCCCGGAATATTAAGTCCGCCTCCAGGTAACACTCTCTGCGAGTACCACGTATAAGTGTAATTGTCATATCTGACTCGCCCCAGCTTCTTAAATCGGCTACAACTGTATTTCTTACGGCAAGTTGGAACTGTTGGTTCTTCATAGGTCTGCTCAACTACAACCGGCTCATTCTGAACTACTGTTGGCTCAATCTTCCCTAGCATTACATCATTTAAATAGGAAGAAACTCCGGCTGTCAGCTCAACTTTGCTATCTGCTTTCGTTGCTATTGGCTTTAAGGTCATAATTCCAATCGTTGAAATTGATAACATCAATATCAGGTTTCTTTTTCTCATGCGGTTCGCCCTCCTCTATGAGACATATTGCAATCAGTATCAGCCAAAAGACTGTTACGATTGCTCCAACGATAATACTCGCTGTCTTAATTCCGTATGCCACCGATAATCCAAGGAAAAACGCAAATGCTAATGCTCCGAAAATCGAGTAGCCACAGCCGGTGTAAAACTTCTCTCTTAAAGTTCTTTTCCTCATACAATCACCTCGCTATGCAAAACTCTGTTGAGCGTTTGCGTCATGAATAAGCTCATCAAGATACTTAGGCACGACATAACAATCAATGAACTCATGCACATCGTCTATATACTTTCTCTTAATACTCTTGTAAGTAGATACACAACCATACTCACGCTTTAACTGCGTCCATATATCAGAAAATGTCTTATGTCTGATACTGTTATCCCTATATGCTTCGCTCTGCTTGCCACCAAGGATATTTACAACTCTGCGCTTAACGTGCTGTTGTATCTCGTCAATATCGCAACTATAAAGCGGCACGTTTTCCTTAAGCTCGCTCACATCATCTTTGATGTCATTTACTTTCTGCTCTAATTCTGTATAGCCCTGTGCCAAAAGCTGTATCTGACCGCCTGTTGTCTTTGGCATACCATAACTGCCTGTTTTTCTGATAGACGGAAGTACTTCTGCTGTTACCCACTTGCGAAACTTCTTAGCGTTGGGTTTATCACTTCTTAAGATAACTGCATACAGACCGCTTTCTGTTATGAAATTTGTCTCTCCTTGACGCCCTAGATTTAATCTAGTGCGTTCATCTTCATCTAATCTCTTTGCTACATCTGTAGCATTTTTGATTTCCAATGCCTTGCAAATATCAATTAAGCAAAACATAGGTTCATCATTTACTACTGCCGTTCGGATTTCTCCGAACTCTTCATTATTGAAAATTTGTAAATCGTTCATGTTTTCTCCTTTCTGTGGTATAATCCTCTTACTCTAAATAAGAAAAGAGGTGAAAAATATGTTTCTTAAATTTCAAATAACTTGCACTTGCTATAGTAGATATACTGTTAATGAAGATATATCTGCTAGTAAGATTGTTTGCCCTAACTGTGGTCTTGAATATCCTTACTCCGACAAAGTATTATCTATGCTCAAGACTGCTAAAGAAATACCAGAGGGCGACATTACTTCTGATAAAGAATGCTGCATCAGTGTTCTTTCTCCTAGGGAAGAAATGAGTGGTTTTTAATAGACTGTTTCATATATTCTAAGAAACCAATCATTTCTGTAACTGTTAGTTTGCTATCTTTGAGTTCTGATAAAACCTTACTCTCTAATTCAAAGATAGCAGACCTTGAAGAAAGATATGTCTTCATAAATACAGCTCCCTCACAGGTTTTACATAAGTTATCTTTAAGACTGTTAAGATAACTTTTTTCCACTTCATCAATAAAGCTTGCCATTTCTACTCCTTTCTCTCTACTCAATAAAATAAGAAACTTCTACGCCAAAATAATTAGCAATCTTAATTAGCTTGTCTGTTTTTGGCATTGATTTTCCCGACTTCCAATCTGAAAAAGTACTTCGCGCCATTCCAAGCTCTTCTGACAGTTTGTAAAACGAAACGTCTCTAGCTTTTATGAGCGTATCGAGTTTTTTAAAGCTCGCCTGTCGTTTTTTCTTATTCAATTTCCCATCTCCTTTCTTGACAATAGTTAGGAAATCCGTTACTATAAAAAGTGCCATATTAGGCAAAATATGCTAGGAGGACAAAGCCTTGAAAGCAATTTTGATTTTGCCTGTTCCATATTTGCGAGGTCGCATTTAAAATGTAGCAATCGGTGTAGCGCATTTCGGGCAGTAAAGCTCGATAAAAAATCATGGCTGGCATTTCCGGTAATATGCCGTGCTACGCTAGATACTCCTCTCAATCCGTCAGCTAATGGCAATTAAACTGCTGAACTTAAACTGCATAAGTGACGGAACATTTAAAGAAGCATTGGTACTACACAGTGCGTCGAAAGACTGCAAAATGTATGTGGTGTAAAAAATAAGGCAACGGCTGTTGGTGGTAGTACGCTAACAGCTTTTGTTTTTAGTTCAAAAATCCTAACTATGTCTTGATAAAAATTAGAAAATCGTGTATACTATGAATTGTCCAGAAACATAATATTATTTTCTCAATTTTATTTTTTATTGAGTTGAGATTTCCTAACTTCTTTTTTCATTCTACATTAGGAAGTCTTATTTGTCAACCCCAAATGTTGAGAAATCACAACTTTTTTAAAGGAGATTTTCTATGTACGAAAGATATTGTAAATTAAGAGACTCAAAAGGGTTAAATGATTCAGAAGTGGCTAAATATGGCGGTTTCCCTAAAAGTACTTTTTCGGATTGGAAAAAGGGAAAAAGCTGTCCAAAATTGTTTAAGTTGGTAAAAATTGCAGAATGTCTTGATTGCTCACTTGATTATTTAGTTACCGGAAAAGAGCACCATTCAGTTGTTGAAGAGGCAACAAAAGACTTGGCTCTGTCGAATATGGATAGTAGAATTAAAGACTATGCGTTGAAATTATCTAAATTGTCGGATAAAGAGCAAGAAAATATTATGAATTTAATAGATATGATGTATGAAAATACTCAAAATAAATCAAATTAATAGGAAAGGTGGTATTTTATTATGAGTAAAACTGTTAAATGCCCTAAATGGGGTTGTGATGGTGTTGGAATACCTGTTGATACCAAGAAAAAATTCTCATTCGGTAAAGCGCTTGTTGGCAACACAGTAGGTGGTCTCTTCGGACCTGTCGGTGCCGTTGTCGGTGCTGCTACCGGAATTAAAGGCAAAAACGGCAAAACAAAGTTTGTGTGTTCAAAGTGCGGTAACGTTTGGGAAAAGAAAATATAACCACAAGGCAGAGTTTTTACTCTGCCTCTATTTTTCCTTTAATAAAAATGTACAAGTACAATAACAGGTCTTTATCTTCCAAGCCCTCAATCATTTTAATTATTTCATCCTTATATTCCATACAACACTACCTCCGATACATCAATTATAGAACATTTGTTCTTAAACGTCAATAAGGACGGCAGAAAAATCCACCGCCCTACCGAAACTTGAAGAGTTCTCTTATTTGAGAACATCATTACTGTAGCACTTTAAAGTGTTTTATTTTGTCGAATATTGACAACATGGATTGCAAAGAATAGATATATTACTACATAATTAATTCCCCCAATAAAATATTACATATTGAACTCTACAACTCATATTCCCTTGTACTATATCTTTAAAAACTACATACCAACTATTATTTAACATAGTTACACCTTCTAAGTGAGAAGGAAAAGCCTTTCCGTCACCATTACTTATTAATATAGCAATATTATTAACAGAGAGACTTTCTAACTCAAACATGTTTTTGACTTGTTCTAAGGTAAATAACATAAATGAATTTTCACCCTTTGTCGCTGTTCTTACTGCGGTGCCAACTTTAATTTTTATACTATTTAATTTATCAAAATCCGTCTTTAAATTACCTAAACTCCGGTTTAATTCACCATATTTGTCATTCAAAATCTTACCTTGGCTCGCATCTAATGCACTGCCAGTGGTAGTAGTCGTGAGATTGTTCGCTAAATCTTTAAAAGCAAAGCTTTTCAAATCAGCGAACCACTTCTTAATTTTCCTGAAGCCGACCGACGCTTTTTCGCCAGAAACAAGATTTACTCTAGTTGTTGTATCGGCAAAAGTAACTGTTGTATTGCTTATGTTTCCATCTTCTGCAACCGCTCCGATATCGGTAGGGGTTATGTTTACATTTCCTCTGCGATAATATACTTCTTTTGCACCTTTTACTCCTGTAACCGGTGTACCAGCTAACACATCCCAGTATCTGTCGATTGTCAGATATACATTACTGCCGGCGGGAATTATATTACCAGCCCCCTCTTTAAAATCTGTGGTCGTAGTAAATTGGTCGGCTATGTTGTACATATCACCAGAGGTTGCTTCTGCTGTAGTGGGCAAGTCAGCAAAATTAATAGTTCCAAGAGGCCTTAATGCCCCACTTAAGCTCTCAGATATTTCTTTGGCTTGCTCTGCATATTTTTGTGCTTCCGACTCGCTCTTAGCAGAGCTAGTCTCGCTTGTCTTAGCATTAGTTTCAGAAGCCTTGGCTTTTATTTCGCTTTCTTTAGCATTGCTTGCAGAATTAGCTGATTCTTGAGCTTTGCTTGTAGCAAGTTCTGCTGATTTTTGAGCTTGTGATACGGATTGAGCCATGCCGTCAAGGTAACTCTGAATAAGTCTTTGAATTTCAACGTCAAAATCCTCAACGGTTCCCATTCGCTTAACTATTCCTGGTGCGAAGCACATCCATATCTGTTGTTTTTTCGTGTCGGAATCGGTCGATACCGCCCATTCTCCGGCTTTCATTTTTAAGGGGTCGAACTCCGCGTATGCCCCTCGTCTCATTTGAATTGCCATAAGCTATACCTCACTTTCATTAATGCCTAATTTCTGACACAATCTTGAAAACTTATCTTCCAATTCATCTATGTGTTTTTGCATTTTATCAATCTTCTGCTCGTCTCCAGCAAGTCTTAAGATTAGGAATTGCTCATAGTTCATGCCGTAGTACAGTGTATCATCATCCGATGTTGCTTTGTTTTGGAAAATCATATCAAGATTTTCATCGACATGCCCTTTATCTTTAAGGTTCTCGATTATATCCTGTGCCATCGCTCCAAAATATAACGGCTTGTCTGAATATCCTTGTCTATTAAGATTGTATTGAAATAAATCGACCGAGCCTACTGCATCAATATAATCTTGATTAATTGCTTTAATATTCTTTTTTAAACGTTTATCTGATGAACTCCATACCCAAGTATCATCGACTTGGAAGCTCAAGGCACTACCATCCCAGTCGCAGTGATATGTATGCTCTGTCGTGTCGCCACACATCGCGTATCCTCCATCGCTTTCTCTAAATTTTGGCGATTCCACATAGCTTGCTGCATTTAGTATTTTTGCACCAATGCTTCCAAATGGTCCATATAGTGATATTACGGCTTCGTCATTTTTATACATTCTAAAAACGCCACCGTTGCTTTCTAATCTAAATTTTGTCCCCACGTTGTTTGTTGACTCGATTTTAAATTTAGTATCAGACACGCTTCCGCCAGTAAGCGATATTGATGAATTACCAACAATATTTTTACCATTTATTGTCGTTCCGGTAATATTTTCGGCATCAACACTTCCTGCCTTAACGTCAAGTGCGTTTACATAGCTTGTAGTCACTGTGTCTTTGGTTATCTGAGTGACTTTAGCAGTAGTGTCAGCCACATTATCCCAAGCAATTTTCACACTGCTATCAAGTGTCAAGCCCCTATTGTCAAGGGTGACCAGTGTTTTACCTTTTGCATCCTTAACATACTGCACACCACTTACATTGTTTTCCCCGCCTAAAGTAAGTGTTCCACCATGCGCCCAGTCAAAATTAATGCCGATAGCCGACATAATATTGAAAATAGCGTTTCCGTCTTTGTCAACTCCTGCTTTCCATGTTTTGCCGTAATCATTTGAAACCGCTAAGCCATTAGCCGTCATTTTCCACTGTATGTTGCTCGAATTAAGGTCGGCTTTATTATGCATAATGTAAATGATTGAGCCATCTTCTTGTTTCTGCTCGGTCTTAAAAAGCCCGAGCGATTGAGACATTAGCTGTGTCAGCAATTGCATTTGCTTATTATATACACTTAGTTGTGCCTGCGCAACTTTCCTAGCTTGTACGACAGCCTTTGTCTCACTACTGAATTTATCAGCACTATTTCTTGAAGCATTTTCAGCATCGCACGAAATTTTAGTGCCACTTCCAACTGTAAATGTTCGGTTAGAAATAAAACAGCTATAGGTATTCTGCTTGCGGTCTGTCACAAGCGCCACGTCTCCGCTCTCAATCAGTGGGTTTGACAAGAGTGTAGCGTCAAGAGGCCTGAACCTCATGCCACCGATTTTTTTGAAGATATAATTTGCAACTGCCTGTGCCTTGTCTGCCGGAATAAACGGATTATCAGAGATTGAGACTACATATCCCTCTTTTCCGGCAAGCGCGTTAACATCTTTCGCCTTATCCTCTTTTGAGGTTACTGTTACCTTTACCCCGGTGATAACAACATCATCAGTCGCAACATTCAAGTCTTTTTGCGTGTAAATATTGTGGTAATTTCTCGCTTCTGTAAATGTTCCGCCATCGGCACTATCTCCGTCAGAATACTTAAATGTTCCACCATCAACACTATCTCCGTCAGAGTATGGTGTAGTTTTTGTGCTAAAAGTTCCACCATTGTAATTTTGGCTCCCAAACTGGCTCATATCATACCAACCGATAAGCAATTCACCATCGTGACCGCATTTGCCCCATAATCCGCTTAACTGTAAGATATAAGCTATTACCTGTCCGTATGTGAGCTTTTGATTATCACTTGGCATCTCGTTAATCACGTAATCAGAGTTATCAAATTTCGCCATAGTAAAAGGTACATCACACTTAATACAAGCGTCTCTGACTACCTCATACGCTGTCGTAGGGTAGCTTAAATTGCTGTCATACTCACGATTGAAATTATTAATATTGTCAAGGCAAGTAAGCGTTATGAGTGAGCCGTCATAGCTTGTCTCGCTGACTCTATACTCACCAATTTTTAGTTTTTCACTTGTGCCATCAGAAAAGCTTTTTGAAACATATGCTGTTACGCTTGCCTTATCAAAATCATACTTGCTGTAATCCTCGTAAATGTTATTCAGCTTAATTTTCAGTTTTCCAGCAATCAAAGCCCCGATTGTGAAAGTGCCATTGCTTGATGTTGAATCATTAACTTCGAAGCCATTCGCCCACAGCTCACTATCACTAACAGGGATTTTTTCACCATTAGTTGTAACTATGTCAGCAAAACAATTTACGTTTATATTATTATCGAGCATTACTGCTCTTTGCCACTTAGCCGATACGTTAAGCATTTAATCACCGCCTTATACTTCTATGAGGTCGAAACTCAATGTCTCATACCTCTTATTGTTGATAGTCCATATCTTGATAGGTGCGCTTCTATCACCTACATAGAATGTACGTGTTTCATCAGTGCCACTCATAGCGTCAGGATATGTTACTCTGATATATTCGGGGTTTACCATTTGAAGTATCCTTGCTGTCCTAGCTGTGTCTGTACCACTCCACGACAATTTAAGTTGCCGTTTCTGCGCTATTCTATTCTTGTGCATTTGAGCATCCTGTGTTCGCCCACTGTCGCTTGCAGACACATCAATCATGCCCCATTCAAAAGTTGATGGAGTGGGTAATGCCACTCCATCTACTAACATCATTGCCATATTGTTACCTCGTAAAAAGACACCCACATAGGTGTGAGTGTCTTAGCCAAATTCATTTGCTACAATATATCGCTGTCCGTGCTTTGCTTTACCTACCTGTGTCATGCGATAGAGTGTTTCGCTGTCGCACTTAAACACATTTTCAATGATAGGCGCAGGGTTTCCACCGGCATTATAGTTCATCATCACTTGTGCCATTCCTTCCATGACAGCCTGTTTAATTCCCTCGGTGATTTGTTGGTTGTTTGCAACTACGTTTTTGCCGTTTGAGAATTTACCGACTAACTCATTGTGATTAATGAAAGCCATGCCGTCCTCTCCCCTTGGGAAAATTCCACCACTAGCAAGCCTTGGAATATGTACTTTCGGAACTAACGATACTCCGTTCCAATTTGCACCAGCCACCTTAGCAGCCATAGAAACAACTTTGTTAAATCCTCTTAATAAAGAGTTAATTCCACTGACAACAAAATTAACGCCGTTTTCTATTTTAGAAATAACGTAGTTCATGGCTCCTGTAACGCCGCCTCTTATTGAACTCCACACATAATTAAACGCGTTTGTAATTCCGTTTTTCATAATATTAAAGCAGTTTGTGATAGGCGAAATAACATTGCCATTAAACCAACCCGCCACGCTTTGCCAAGTAGATATAACAAAGTTCTTTGCTACGCTAAGTGCCGATGTTATGCCAGCTTTCAACATATTAAAAAAGTTTGAAATCGGTTGTGTTACTGTACTATTAAACCAACTTGCCACCCCTTGCCACGTTGAAAAGACAAAATCTTTTGCTGTCTGTATCGTTGTCTGTATAAGCGTTTTTAAAAAGTTAAACAGATTTGAAATTGGAGTAATTACATTATTATTGAACCAACTTGAAGCTACTATCCAAATTGCTTTAATTATTATCCAAATACCTTGAAAAATCTGTTGTGCTCGTGTAGCAAAGCCTTTAAAAAAGCTAACTATCGGCTCAATTACTGTGGAACTAAACCATTTCGAAGCTCCTTGCCACACAGTTACTATGTCTTTCCATAAAGAACCGAAAAAGCCACTTATGGTTTTCCACATATCTTTAAAAAATGAAACTACAGGCTCAATGACATTTCCATTGAACCATTCGCCAACTGTTGAAAATAGTTCACAAATTGCGTTCCAATTATCTTTTACCACAACAACAATCGTTGCGACTGCTGCCACTATTGCTCCAACAATTACTGCTGGCAATGCTGCCACACCAGCCAATATTGCTCCGATTGTAGCCAATGCAACACCTATTACCATTAGAATTTCATTTATCCAACTAAACCCGTCTTTTAACATTTTGACAAAATTTACGATAGATAAAATTGTTCCGGCTATTGTTGAAAAAGCAGAACCGATTGCTGCTAATAGGTCTGCTGCCCCTGTTCCGAATGCAGCCGTTATTGCATCACCCAAACTTAAACCACTGAATAGTCCTTCTATAAGTAATCCGAGGTTTGTTGACAATGAGGCAAAAATCGTTTTAAATGCTTGCATTATCGCTGTTCCAATGCCAGCTCCTTCTACAAGCTCAAATCCAATTTTTGAAGCTATTGCCTGTGCTATCGCTTTTGATAATGATTTTCCAATAAAAGCGAGCGCCACTGAACCTAATTTTAGTGAAATTATCTTTTTTATCAGCAATGTGCCAACTATTATCTCAACAGTTTTAATGTCCAAATTGCTTAAAAAGTCCGTAATTCCTTTGAGTATGTCTTTCCACGACACATTTTTAATTGCTGTGGTTAGCATGGTGTATATTCCTTGTACCCATGCATTAATAGTTTTTGCCAGTAACGCAAAATCAAAATTCTCAAAAAATCCATTAATGCCGTTAGCAATCGACAAGCCAAAGTTAGTCCAATCGAATGTTGTACCGAATGAATTGAGAAAATGTAAAGCTGTGTTCAGTGAACCGGCTATTGTTGCGCCCAAATCATAAAAGAGTCTCGGGCTGATTAAGCCGTTGAGGAAATCTGCAAGTCCTTTTCCAAAATTGTCGGCTTTCCGATAAATCTTCTTCCAATCAATTCTCTCCATAGCACTCGCAAGAGCGTCACCGATGTACTTTCCGAGTGAGTAAAGGTCTTTGATTGATGATTTGTATTTTTCAAGCAATCCATCGGTCTTTTTCAGCGAGCTATCAACACCACCGCCAGCTCCACCGCCTGAACCGCCACTGCCCGAACCGCTACCACTGCCACTATCGCTGTTATCGTCAAGTGCGTGTATCTCATCTATGCTAAGCAATGTCTTTTTCAGTTTTTGTGCTTTCTTATTAGAGCTATCAGCACTATCACCAATATCGCCTACTCCGCCAGCTATGTCCTCCATGCCGTCAACAGTAGCACCGCCGCCATTTATCTCGATAGTCCATCCGAAGATTGCTCCGAGTGCGTCAGCTACAGTTCTTGTAAAGCTGATAACCTTGAGCATTACTTTACTTAAGGCTTGAACAAACGGCTTTAAAGCATTGATTATTACGCTACCTATGATACTGCCCCATGCTTGGAACTCTTGCTTGAGGACTCTTACACTGTTAGCCCAAGTGTTGGCAGTTTTAGCAAAATCACCTTGCGCAGCTTGCGTGTTAGCCATGACATAATTATATCTTAGCAATACCTTTTCAGCTTGCGTCATGGACTTGATATTTGCGTCAAGTCCGTTTTTCATAGCCCACTCTGAAAGTGTGGCTTGTGTTAAATCAAGTCCGTATCTCCTCAAAGGTGCTATTGTTCCCGAAAAAATGGATTGTAAGCTCTTTGCAACATCAGCTTGGTCTACATCATAGAATGAAGCCATATCACCAGCTAATCTTGTAAGATTAAGTGACATATCAGCCATACTGTCTGTAGTCTTGTATAGCGTGTTATTTTGGCTCATAAGAGCTTTATTTGCCACTGCCGTACCATTTGCCACTTGCTCTGATGAAATACCTATAGAAGTACCTAGTGCTTGGAAACGGCTTGATATTTGTTTAACTGTCAGCTCCGACATTCCAAAGTCTTGAATTGATGTTTTTGTAAAATCATCAACCTTGCTTGCCATATCTCCAAACGTGGTATCTACTACGTTTTGAACCTCGGTTAGTTGGCTTGCTAAATCAACTGCACTGCCTATTTTTTCTACAGCTCGCATAACCATCCAATAAGTTGCGTAAAACTTACCGATAGTTGAAGCCAAGCCCCTAAATCCGCTTCTTGTACTCTTAATTGACTTAGTTGTGTTTGAAAAGCCTGTTACAAGTGACCTACTAGCCGAGCCGACTTTTGAGCCTTGTTGCGACAGATTAGCAAGTGCATTAGTCATTTGAATAATGTTGTTGCTGACTCTCGGTGCGTTAGATAATGTTGTCATTACCTCTTTCAAGGCACTGCCAAGGTTTCTGATGTTATCCGCAGCATATCCGGCTGATTTTGAACCAAGCTTTGAAATTGAAGCCGTTAATTGTGTAATCTCTGCTGATTGCTTTGATATACTCGCAAAGCCCGACAATTCTGTTGCCATGCTCTTTAAAGCACTTGCCGAGCTGACAAGTCTTGCAGTATCAAGGTTACCAAGCTTCTCCATGTTAGTTGCAATCTTGCTAAAGGTACGAGTGTCAATACTGCTCACGCTTCTAAGTGATGTTGCAAGTTGTGACATTCCACTCGCAAAATTGCTTATGCTTGCACCATTGAGGGAATTGAGAGTACTTCCAAGTCCTTGCAGCTTGCTTTGTAAATTGCCTATAGCTTTAGTCGCTTGCTGTGCGTCCGACTTGATTTGAAGCTCAATGCTCTCTGCCATTTTCTCACCTCCCTGTAATAAAAAAGAGCTACCCTAAAGTAGCTCTCATGTATTTAGTCTTTGAGCAGATAGTATGTTGTAATCAATCCAACATAGCCATCTTGCTTAAGACCTCTATTCTTTTGAAATACCATGACACATTTAGTGAGATAATCCGTCCACTTGCCGTAATCGGTATCAAGTTTGTAGAAATGATACTTGTCATGCAGAGTTTTTCTCAGCCACTTAAAGGCTGTCGGGCAGTTATGTCTCTGACCGCTCCACAAATTGTGATTTTTAGCAAATCTCTGTGAATTGGCTCCAAACTTGCCATCTTCTTTCAGTGCATCAGCTCCTTTGAGGTCGAAGCCTACATTCATAGCGTGCTGCCATTTTCTTACATTATCATTGTCGAGGTAATATTCCTCATTGCCTTTCCAAGCGTTATTCTTTGCCGGAGTTGCTATTGGTGTCGGAGTTGCTGTTGGTGCCGGATTATTCTCTATTCCGTCACCCTTGTCAAGCTCAATATAGAATAAGTTAGCGTCAGTGCTGTTATTCAGACCGCTACAAGTAAATGCACTTGAATACTGCCAACCATACAAAGGATGTTGAATAACAGGCTTTTTTGCGCTATTAGGCTCATCACCGATAGACATTCCCTTAGTTGATGGATAGCGCGCTATCCAAAATGGACAATTAATCTGATTTGCGTATGGCGCAATGTACTGATTATAAAAGCTAAGCCCTGTGTATACACCAAAGTTAAGCCCGGCACCCTTGATAACACTCTGATATGTGTTGATAATATCAATAAGTGTCTGTCCGAGTCCTTGCTGGCATTTATCTTCAACGTCTAACCAAACAAAGGTTTTCCGTCCATTAAGTGTCTGAATGACCTTATTTGCGTCTGTCTTTGCTTTCTCTACTGTTGTAGCGTATGAGTAGTTGTAAACACCTTGTATTGGCATTCCTACGTCAGTACAGCCTTTCCAGTTTTGTTCAAAGGTTTTATCCGGATTAAGGTCTCTACGGATTATTTTTAGGATTGCAAATTGCACTCCAGCCCACTTAACCTTACTCCAATCAATATTTCCTTGATATGACGATACGTCAATTCCTTTATATGCCATTTTGTCACCTCATTAATCAGGACTTTCAGGTAATCCTGACTGTCTTAATGCGTTAATTCGTTGCTTCATCTCGTAAACGGCAATTTCCTCGTTAGACTCCTTGTATTTAGGCTCGTTATCTTTTGAGTATTGCTCATTTAATGATTTTTCGATGTATTTTGCTCTTGCCTTGTTGCCATTTAAGGCTCTGTCGATAGCTGTAAGAGTTGCACTCAATCCGTATGTGCCCCACCAAGCCCACATGTTAGAGTCGGATTCTTTTTGCTCGAGCATATAAGCCTTTGAATAAGGCTCTAAATCAGCCGGGCAAGACATATCTATGTCCTCAACGCTAAATCCATAGCCTTTAGTTGCTAACAGCCAATATGGACGGATTTCGTTGCAATACACATCCCATGTAAGCTCTTCTACTTCTTGATTGGTTTCTTCTTGGCTGTCTGTTCCTCTTTCGCCAACAGCTTCGATAAAAAACTGTTCTTCTCCAGCTCTGCCGTCAAATCATCGTAGAGCGACATTATATCTTTGCCCTCTTCATTCTCAGGGTCAAGGTAATCGTCAAGTAAATCATACATCTTTACCAATTGCTTCTCTTTTGCTTCTTTATCATCAAATTCAAAGCCAAATTCGTCGGCATGAAATTTCTGCAAGCCTACAAGTAAAAATTCCGGTAAAAAGCCGAGCATGTTGTCAATCGCTTCAAGCTCATCTCCCTGTTGTCCCATTCCTACAACTCTTGGGATAATTCTATTTTGATATACCGGTGCATATCCGAATTTAACTGTGTATTCTTTTCCATTTAATTTAATTTTCATTTTATCTTTCCCTTTCTCCCTAATTTATATAGGGAAAGAGGCAGTTTTAACACTGCCTCAATTACCTTGCTATATTGTTTCTTCAAGTTCGCTGTCAGCCGTCTCGTCATCGTAGCCAGTCATAACGGCTTTTCTTGACTTTAAGGACTGGCTCACCCTTTTTTTGTGAGTGTGATTGCTGTTGGATAGCCTTGGTCATCCTCTGTTACCGCAACATCGTAGTTATTTAGTTTTCAATTTTTTCTCACATGTGCTTTGTATCTGCCCTGTTTCGGTGGCAAGCACAATAGCTGTACAGCCGTCCGTTGTATCTTTAATTTCGTAACTAAATGTAATATAGTGTCCGAAATTGCCTGTATTTGCTCGTGCTACAGCAATGCCATTGTCAGCAAGCTCTTCGACAAACGCTATGCACTTGTCCTGTAAGCGGTCTTTGTATCTTTCAAGTTTGTCTATCGCATCTTGTATAGATTTTTCTGTCAGAGAAATGTCAATCTTCATAATTACACTTCTTTCACAACTGCTTTTAACATGTATTTAACCGAATAGAGAGAGGGCTTGACTCCCACTATTGTAAAGTCTGCGGAAGTTGAATCAACTAATCCGTTTTCATCCTTTGTGGGCTCGCTATCAAGCCAAATAACGTCACCTTTTTTAAAAGGGTATTCTCCTCTGTCCGTCAGCAAAACAGCGTCAAAATCAGCCGTATTAAAGCCATATTCCTTGTTTTGTGCTTCTCCTCCGTCAAACGATATATTCGCCCGGAAATTAACTGGCTCTGAAAAACCTGTTTCCTCATGGGTGTAATATATCTTCTCTCCGTCCTCTGTTTCGTAAAACTTTGGATTTCCGTCCTCGTCTTTTTCATAGACTGTAACTGTTTGGCCTTGAAGCGCGTATTTCATGGCTTGCTTATTGATGTCAAGCATTTTTCTTTATCTGCTTGTAAATCTGATTAACGCCGGTACTTGCCATGCCCGACACAATGCCAACTGCTATTGCGTCAAGAATGTTGTTTGCCGGATAACCGGGAATTACAAACATTCCAACAATGCCGAGTACTCCACCGGCTACACCTACGATAATAGGAATAATATTATCTTTAACCTGTGGTATCTGCTTTGAAGCATATCCGATTAAATAAGTAATTACCATAATGGCAACTACTGTAGGTACTTGTGTAAAGTCCATCAGTTTTTTCCTCCTTTACCTAAATGGATTTCCTCAATCTCATTTTTCATTTTTGTTACCATGCCATTACCGCCGAGTGCGTGGTATGCGTCATACATCTCGCAAAAATTCTGATACGCATATGAGGGAATTTCGCCAAGCTTCATGTACTTATCATGGTATTCGATAAGCTGTACTCGCAAAAGTAACATTGTACCTTTTCCGTTTGCTTGTCGTAACTTCTTTTCCTCTTCAATGCGCTCGTTTCTTTCTTTTGTGTCTATTGCTTTTTGCTTTTTCTGCTCTTGTAAAAGCCAAACAATGTAACCCAAAAGTGCTGTCAGAACAATTGGCAAGGCAATAATGTATGTCTGATAGATTAAATTATTCATCTTACAGCCTTTCGTCTTTAGTAATTGGCACACCGCCCACCACCACTTAATGTGTACCGCCTGCTACCACTTTACCGACATCAGTAAAATGGTAACGCACAATCTTCTTATCTTTTTATATAATGCCCTATAGGCAAGATTTATAGCACTTTGACAAAAGGGAAAACTCCGACAAACAGCTTGTCTCTGTCTTTCCATGTACGGCTCACTCCGCCCTCACTCAATGCGCTCATATAGTTCTCACCAGCTTGTGAATGGTCGTAGACAGCAAGGTTAATAACGACATTCTCAAACTGCTTTAAATCAGCAGTTATATCATCATCAGTGAAAGTGTCCGGATAACACCTTTTTGCTTTTACATCTTCTGTAGCCTGTTTAATAAGCTGTTCGATTACCGGATTATCTTCCTTGTTGTCGAACACTACCACATCAGATGTTGTTTCATCATCATTCGTGACTGTATCAATATGAAATTGTTTAAGTCTGATTTTGACTTGCTCTAATGTGGTGTATTCCATGCCAAGCTCCTTATAATCCAAACTTTTCAATTAACATTTTCTTTAAGTCACCGCCATTTATTTCTGTGGCATTTTCAATACCATTTTCGCTTGCGAGCTTCTTTAGGTCGGCTGTTGACATTCTGTTAATTTCTGTCTTTGTGTATGGTGTTTCAGGTGGGTTCATAAAATCAGAAGGTACCGAATTGCTATTGCTTTCCGGTACCTCTTCTCCCGCTCTATACCATTTTCCATTGTGTACTACAATGTATGGATATTTCATAAGACTTCCTCCTACTCTTCGCTATGAACCTCATATACGAATGTGCTATCCATATTCTCGTATGATGGAAGAACAACTTCGGAAGCAAATGTCGACATCTTCATAGGTGGTCCGTACTCTGTCTTTGTAGCGACTGTGATACCTACACCATATGTTGTTACATCTACATCGGCTACCTGCCTTGCTGTTCTTTCTTCTGGTGTAGTGCCAAACCAAGTGCTGCCAAGGCCGCCTTCCGGAAGGAGTGTAACCTTGTTATCCGGGTAGAAGTACTGCTCCTTGCCATCATCATCAATGTACATCTTATCGTAAAGTACAATAGTGAGCTTTGTTCTCTTCTGCACTATTGAGATAACAGTATCATCGTCAACATCAATAGTTGCTGTAAGGTTTTGCGCAAGGATTGAGTTCCTTATCTGTGCATTATCAAGCAAATACTGGAATGTATTGCTGTTCATAAGCGCATATCTAGCAATTTTGCCCTGCTTCTGCAACTTCTTTCTTGCATTGTTAAGGTCTGTAAGTGGCTTTGAATTAGCTGTATCGCTCCACATGCTTGTGCCCGTTAACTTTGCATAATGGTCTTTTGTATATGAGCCATCCTTATCGTAATCATAAGCGTACTGAACACCATCACTTACAATGGCAATTACTGGATGACCTGCACTTGTAGCAAGAAGCGACATTCTCATACGCTCTGGAACAACCTCTGCGCCACTTACAAGATTATTAGTATCGTCATATACGCTTGATAAAGCACTTGCAAGGTAAGGGTCATCTTCTGATTGAATACGCTCGATTTCAAGCATTTCCTCTTCACCGACTGTCATTCCCTCACGGAAAAATGCCATCTGTGTTTTTTCCTTGCTTAATCCCTCTCTAGCTCTAATTGTTGGGATTGTGTCAAAGTTAGATGGTGAAAGCGATACTGGAAGTCCTTTATGTGTCTTAATCCAGCTTAAATCAAGTCCCTGTTTCTTTCTTTCCGGAAACCACTGTAAACCAAGATAAGGTATCTGATTACTAGCGTTTTCTGTTGCTGATAATGCGATAGACTTACTGTCTAATACTTCATTAATTAACATCTGTTTACCTCCTGTTATTATTCAAATACAATCATTGGAAGAGCTGTCTTAACTGCATCTTCATATGTAACACCGGAATGCTTTTGAGCAACCTCTGTGTTAAGGTATGCTTTCTTGAGAATCACTCCCTGTGGCCTGTCCTCTGTTACATCAAATCTCAAAATGCCGATTGTAGTTGCTGTATTGTCTACAACTCCTGTCTTTCCAATTGGTGTACCGGCTTTAACAATTTTCTTTCCGTTTGCGTCTTTATCTGTGACCGCAGAAAAATCAAGTGTTAAAGGAATTGCCTCATTAGGCTCTCTTTTGAGAATCTGTACGTCTCCCGCGTATGAAGTCTTTTCATACTGCATATTCATTTCCTTTGCCATTTTTTACCTCCTGTTATTACTGAATGTAATGTGATAAAATGTTGTTGCTTTTAGGTGCATCAGATATAAGGCTTTCTGCTATCTTTTCAGCATTTGTCTTATTTCCTGTATCACCATCGTTATTGTTACCGCCATTATTAGGATTAGGAGTACCTTTGAGTGCGTTTTTCTCATACTCTGCTATCGCATTGGCTTCTTTGTCGGACATAATTTTTCCAAGAACCGCCGTGTCAAAAGAGCCATCATCTTTTACTACTGTCTTTGCCTGTTCAGCAGTAATGCCAAAATCAGACATTGCACTCTCTCGTAAATCTCTGACAGCATTATCTTTCTGTAGCTTGGCAATCTGCTGATTGGCTGTCTCTAAGGCTTTATTTGCCTTTTCAAGCTCTGACATGTTGCCAGCCTGTAAATCGTCAAGCTGTGTCTGTAGCTCGTCAGCTTTGTCGGCTTTAGCCTTGTATTGATTGGCTTTCTCTTTCTCTCTTGCCATTTCCTCACCGCTCTTGTTAAGCAGATTTGTTATCTGTTCATCCGTTGCATCGGGGAAAAGCTTCAAAACATCATTTCTTGTCATTTCAATTACCTCCGTAACTCACGCTTTTGTTATCGCTGGTCGCACCAGCCGAGTTTTTCTGTTGTTTAACGCACAACTGCAAATTTTTTGTATAATAAAAAGCAACCTATAAGTTTTCCTTACAAGTTGCTCATTATTTGTAATATTTAAGACTGCATCTACACCCTGCTATTTCTTTTACTTGTGCCCCTAAAGAATGGTCTTTTGGAAACATCATAAGTGAGTTTCCGACTTCAAACGGCTCAAAAATATCAATTCTCTTTCTATCAACTTCTGCATGTGTAGGTCTGACATGTGAATCTTCTTTTGAGCGCCACTCTTTTGTTTTGTAGCCCTGTTTTACCATTTCAGTTTGTAGTCTGTAATTGCCAACTGTATTAGCTTCATTCGCAGCTATATTTTTTGCACGCTTCTCTGATGTAAAATACTCTACGTCAGTATTTTGCGTGGTAGCGTCAACTACCTCATTCACAATGTACCGGGCATAATCCGTAATGTATGAGGGTGTTTTCTTTGCTTTACAGTACTGCGTGGCAATGCTCTCATATCTGATGATAAATTCTTTGGTGATAGCGGTTATCTCTGTTTCTTCTTTGCCGGATAGCAAGGCAAATAGCATAACAAAGATTTTTTCAAACTTTTCAGCAAGCTTTTTTCTATCTTCCTTTTCCTCGTCAGATAAATCCATCTCACCAAAATATGTTTCGTAATCTATGTCTTGTATTTCATTTTTGTTAAGTGCGTGGATTTCGTCTGCCATATCAAGCTCCAAAATAAATTGACAGCCAATTATTCATCGGCTGTCTTTCCATTGTTCTTATCATCATTATTATTGTTAGGTGTAGCTGTTGTCGGCTGTTCTTCCGGGAATAACATTTCCATGCGCTTAGCACTTTCAAGAGTGACTTGTTCAGGGTCGCTAAACATGTCAATCGTCTTAACAGCTCTCTTGTAATTGATACCGCACCTAAGTAATATTTCAAGTACCTCTGCCTTAACAAGCATATTGTCTAGCTTATTATGATTAATGTGTATCTCAACATCACTAGGCATAAGCGTAAAGCCTTTATTAATTCTCAGCCTGTTAAGAATAAGCCTAAGTGCCATTCTCTCTGATTTCTTGAGGATAGGCTCATTAATAGCCGTCCTAAGTCCGGCATCGTAATGTCCGTTTCTCAGTTCTACGGCTGAGCCGGTATCACCGCCTGTGTTGCCCTGACGATTTGCAAGACCTTGAATACTTAAAAATCTTTCAAAAAGGTCAGTGAAAACCACTTGTCCCTCTGTCTGATTAAGTTCGCTCGTCATTACATCAACATCAGCCTTGTTGTCTGAACCATTGTTAGATTTAACAACCAATGCTCCCTCTTGTCGCATTTTTCTAAATGTATCTATGTCAATTTCACAATTAACAAATTTCACCCATGCAGACACAAACTGCTCGACACCGTTAATTCTGTCCGATGTCAGCACGTTAATAGCGTCTGTGATTGCAATAGTCATTTCAATATCAGACAATCGCCTTGCATTGTTTGGATATTCAATCACCGGAATTGCTCTGTTGCCGTTTATTCCGCTTGCATAAATCTTATCGTTGCGAATATCAAACCACTCGTTGTCGGTGAACACATAATAAATATTTGCTCCATTCTCGTCCTCTCCTATTTGACAAGAGAATGCTGGACGTCCATTTGAGTAGTAAACTACAAAGGTGTACATTGGATTTTCAGAAGATAAGTAAAAATCGCTCTCATCAAGCAACTGTCCTTGTCCATCATCATTACCGATAAATCTGTAGCCGGTACCGCATATGCTTCTCCAACGATGTATGTCTATATCGCACTCCTGTTTGCTTTCTGAGTCCATAGTGATGTTAAGCTGTGTGATTTCTTCCGACTTATGGTTATCGGTGCCACGCAACACATATTGGATTGGCTCGGCACACATCTCTGCGGTTTTGCGCTCAACAAGCTCATATGCAAGATTTACAGCAATCTTGTTATTGATTTCCGGGCGGTTCACTTTCTGCCGATACAAAATTGGTTGGTCACCACGATAGTATCTGTCAAGATACTCAATCTCAATAGCGTTTTGCTCGTGAATCACAAGTGCTTTATTCAGTTCTTCGATTATGTTGTTTTTTGTGATTTGCCTTTTACGTGTGAAAATAACTTGTCTGCCGTAATTATTGTGGCAGACAGCTGAAAAAGGTCTTACGTTTTTATGAGCATATCTATACATCAATAAAACCTCATGCCACTTGCAGAAGTTCTCTGTGGAACCTCTTTTATCTGAAATTCTTGTGTGCCAGCCCAAAACCATATCCATTTACGGCAGTGCGTACACATTACTTTGTGGTGTTTCTTGTCGCTTTTATTTACCCACGTTAATAGCTTTCCACAACGAGGGCACATTACACTTCGTTTTCCTGTTGGTACAATATTCTGATTATTCATGTTGTCCTCGTTTCACTAAAAAGGGCACCCACAATCTGTGAGTGCCATTTCTAAAAGAGATTTTACGCAATGAACGAATTACATTTTTTTCATCTTACACATTATCACATTCTAAGCGAACCGAACGAACAAACTTACATTTTCTTGAAAAATCTTTCAAACTCCATTCTTACACTATCTGCTGTGGCTTTACCGCCAAGCGCATATGCTGTCTGTAGCCATGATTTATTTTCCAAAAATCTAAAATTAATTATTCTTCTCATTCTGCTATCATCAAGGTTTGCTATAAATTCCTCTACATCGTTTGTTTTTTCAAGCAAATCATCTTGTAAAAGCTGTAACGTAGTCATTCTTGAGTACAATAATGTGCGCTTGCGTCCGTATTCAGGGTATGGTACACCCTCGATTTTGAAGTGCTGCGTACCGCCCATACCACCCGATACAGTGTCAATCACGCTTTCTCCGCTTTCTATCTTTTCAAGGTCGTCTTGCAATTTAGCAATTTTCTTTCTAACCTCTTTGATTTCCTCTTGTAAGTCTGAATACTGTGATAAAACTTCCTTTGTCATTAATAAAGCCCTCCTCTGAACGGATTGTGTACTGCTTCAACCTTTGCTATCCGCTTTTCCCTAAAAATCATATCGCACAACTGTGCTGTAGAATCCACACCATCATCATGTTTCATTTTGCCCTCATATGTGCAAGAGAGAACGTTTTGAAAATATTTCTTGTATTCCTTAGTTTGTCTTTCAAGTTTTATGAAATGCAGTTTTCTTATATCCGGTGCATGATTTTTAATTCTATCCATTTTTGCGGTTTTGTTATCTGCCGGGTCATGGCTTGTCAATATCGGGTAGCAATCTTTCTTCCATACTTTTTCACATTCCAAACGATAGGCAGACGTTGTTTTTGTTTCCTCAAAATGTACCTCTGCTGTTTTATTCGGAAATTTATCCAAGTGGCTTTCCATTCTGCTTGTTACTTCGGGAATTGTTATATCCTTATCGCCATCGTTATACACAACATCCACGATATAGTATTCCTTTTCAATCTCATAGCAAATTGGCATTGATACAAAGTCTCCACCGCCATATGCCGGGTCGTTTGCCGAAAAAATTCTATCAGGTCTTATTCCCTCAATTTCTGCCGGGTCAAAAAAGTTCATGTTATCAATATTGAACATCTGACCTTTTCTTTCTATCGGCTCTTGCTGATATTGGGCGAACCATGAAGCCATATCGTCATTATCTTCAAATGAAGCCATTCTGCGCTTATAATCTAATGTGGAATATCCCAATTTGTAGGGATAATCAAAATTGCTTTCATTGTTTTCGTTGAGTGCCGGAATTATAACCTCTCTATGACGTATGTTTTTATATTCAGGATTATTTGCAAGCAATTCAAGCCTGCGCCCTTGTACATCTCTTGGCGCCCATCTCGTGCCTATTCCTAGTAGCTTTGCTTTGCCGGGCTTAATTCTCGGCATAAAGTTATTATCAAACTTCCCCCAAACTGTAGCCTGTCTATCCTCGCTTAATGCTTCATCAATACCACTAAATAAATCGTCATATACTCCCAAGCCGTCACAGTCACACGCTCCGTTCAGTGTTCCATATATAGAACGCATAGTAAATGTTGGGTATGTTTTTTTACGCAAAAAGTCTATCGTAAGGTCTTTTCCGTCTGTGATAGCTTTTTTCTCTACAATTTTAGGGTAAATATCTTTGTAGGTGTACGTTGGGTCATTTACCATTTCTAATGTTCCATCGTAAAATCCTCCGGTTATTTTGTCGGAATATGCCGAATATAGATTTGACCTCTCAGGTCTGTTTGAACCAAACCATAAATTACCCATTTTAACGATTTGAGTCTTTCCGATACGTCCGGGGCAGAATACCATGCCCTCATCAAGTTTGTCATCGTACAAATCTTGAATGAGCTGTGCGACTTTGCTTAACGGATTTCTTCTCGGCAAATAAAATCTTTCCCATGGTGGACGATTTTTTTCCATGTAAATCATAAAGCTCTCAAACTTATAGTGAGCTTCTATCAGAAATAAATCAAAATAGTAATTAACTAAATTATATGGTGTGGTCTCATGTTCGAAATGGTAATAATCCAATTCCCAAATCGTACCACCTGTTTTTGCCATGCAAAAATCCTCTATAAGTTTTTTTACTCTCTTAGTAAGCTGTAGTCCATATTCAATGTCTTTCTCACCATTTACGGCTACGTTACAAGCGTTTACATAAGCATTGATGAACGGAATATCAATTTTATTTCTCTCTATGTAATTTTCGTAACTATCAACTGTGGAAACAAGGCTCTGACTAGCCATAAGAAAAGCACCTCCACTTTTCAGCAAAGGTGCTTATAGACCTCTGCCTATAATTTTTCTAGGGTAGCACCGTAAGTCACTTATACGGCGGTAAAATATTACTCTGTTGTTTTAATCATTATCTCTTCAACGCTATGTTTGCTACAAATCATTGTGTAACTATATCACGTCTTCAAAGTCTACAATATACAATCTTTGACAACTGTCTTTTACTCTTTCTCTTGCCTCTTCAATATTTTTACAAATCCATGATGGATAATTGCTAAATTCAACATTTACTACCGCATATCTGTATTGTGGATAGTATCTTTCCTTAACTTCTTTAAGGGTTAAGTGTCCAGACTTTTTGTACTTTGTGTTTCTGTTGTACTTTGTGTCGATAAGTTCTGAATAAAACTTGTAGTTTATAAAATTTATGATTTCGCATACGGCAAATATAATTACAATTGCAATCGCTATAACAGTTTTTATCATGGTCATTCGTCCTTTCCGCTATTTAGAGTAGTGACTAGTTCCATTTGTTAGTCAGTAAAATTTTATCAGAATGTTGGCATTGCGTCAAAGCAAATAGGATTTGTTTTCTGTAAAAGCACATTATAATTATCAATTACGTCCCTCGCTTGAACTATATGCATTTTAATGCCATATCTATACGCTGTATCTTTTTCAATACAACAGTCATTCCAATCATATGCTTCATCAATTCCAATGAATACATCAGCCTGTGCCAACTTCTTAAGGCTTTCACCTAAATACCATACAGCTTCTTTGCTGTCTTTAGGTGGGTTATCCTCAATATAGCTGTCGATAAGCTCTAATTCTTCGCCTTCGTATACCTCAGCAATTTTCTTCATCTTCTGAATACTAGCCTTAATTTCCGTCTCTGTTCTGCCTTTCATCGGCACACTTACAAATAATTTTTTCATGGTTTCGTTCTCCTCTTTTTCCGACAATAAATCGCGAATAACAAGCTCATCCGCTAATTTATTTCTTTCAAACGCCTTATCGTCTATTTCTTTTTGCAACTCTTTTATTTTTTCAATTATATCAAGGTACTCCATGCACTCACTCCTTAAGGTAATATAATAACTAACTCTACTTGTTGACCGGCAATATATTTATTCGCATTCTGAAAGTCTGTCTTTTATAAACTGCTCCAATACACTAAAGCCTTTTGGCTTTTCAATTCCTTTTCTTGCAAGTTCTGCGACTATTGTTTCCATTTCTTCCTTTACTCCTTGATAGGCAATTTTCATTCCGGATTTTATTTCGTTCATTTGATTTCCTTTCATCGCAAACAATAGTCTGCTTCTTCTAATCTATCCGCTATTCTTGTCATTTCAATCTGTGTTCCGTTTTCATTCATTGTGCTGACAAATACATGTCTGTCACAGCCACTACTTGGTACACTGCCGAGTCTTATTTCCGTTTTATCATCCTCAAACTTGTAGCATTTACGCATTTCTTCAATGCAGTTATTCATTTCTGTTATTTTCATAACTTTGCTCCTTAAATTCTTACAACTATGTGTTCTTTTGCAAAATCTTTTTTAGCTTCATCGTAGATAACTGAACCGTTTTTATCAGTTTTCAGTTTATCAAATTCGCAAGTAACCTTTATACCACCTTTGTTACTACATTCTGCGTGATAATCAATAACACGCACTTTCTTTCGCCATTTCCTATTGGCATAAATCTTTGTGTAACCGCCAGCTCTTGTTTTAATGATTATTTTACTTCTTGTTTTCTTCATTTATGCACAACACCTTTCTTGAAGCTTCAATACATTCTTTTCTCTTCTCATCATTGATACATTCTCTATCTTTATTGTATCTGCAAGAAGTCAGGTTGCATTTTTTATTTGCATAAGCATTATTCACATTATCAATCCATTCACGAAACGGAATATCGTTAATTGTGGCATTGTTCAATGCTTCATCAACCGTTTTTTGCACTATTTCTTGTATTGATATTTTCATAATTGTTATTCTCCACAATTCCGTCAATTATCGCTCTTTAAAGCAATCTCTCAATTTCTTTTCGACATTTTTTCTAAGCCATTCCGGAATTGAATCATCTTTGCTTATACATGGTGCTTTTGTTAAATAGCCACCGGATATATCACCGCAAAATTTCTGTGATAGTGCTACTCTAAGCGCTTGCCTGTCTGCTTCATTATCTGCCACAATAACAGGTTCGTCCTCTAAAGTGGAACAATCTATAGGCTCGCCATTTCTACCGCCTATTTCGTGCGATTGTGCTTCTCTAAGTGCTTCACGCTCTATTGATTTAATTACTTCTGCCATGCTCATTATAATAAACCTTAAATCCTTTATCTCTGAATTTTGCTATATCCTTATCAAGCTCGCTTTTGCTCTCATACTTGTTATTCAGCATGATTGCAACACCGTCTTTCTTTACTGCGTATATGCCAAATGGTACATATTTGCTTGCTGTTGCTAACAGAATTGCAAATTGAGCTATATTCATTTCATAAACGTTGTCGCCCATGTTAACTGTCATTTCTCATAAACCTCTCAAAATCTTCCCTGCACTTAGGACATAAGTCAATTTGCTTCGTCTTTGTACAATAGTATTCTTCTAATATAATATTTTCTATGCCATTTTTACTTATGACCGGCTCTATTTTCCCTTGTTTAATTTCCGTAAATATTTCTTTGAAAGACATAGCCCTTTTTAAATTCACGGTTCTTAGATAAGGGAATATTCGGTCATACCATATTTTAGGCTTTTCTATTTCCGCCCCGCACCTATCGCAAGTGCACCATTCTTTTTGATGTTTCATTCTTCCACCGCCTTTTAAACCAATCCGTACATATATAGAATATCAAGTGGTGTTATTCTATCTCGCTTAAAAGAATTTCTGACAATATAATTTGCCAACTCCCCATCTTCCCATCCGTCCGTACTTGTCATAGAATCATAAATCCGCTTATATTCTCCGGTCAGTTTGTCAAATTCAAACCATCCCAAGTCAAGTGTTACTCCGTAATCATAAAGTCCCCTGTCAGACCACTTTCTGACATAATACATTAACTGCTTATATGAGAATCCAAGCCTTTCAAAAATATTTCCAATAGTTCTTATGCTCAATTCTCGATTGCTTGAAGGCAATTTTCTTTTCTGTTCATTCACGCAAGCTCTAAAAAATATTTCTTCTAATGGTTTCATTCTTCCACCAACTTTCTGTCGCAGATAGGGCAATAATTGATTTTTTTAACCAATCCGTTACTACCGGTTCCGTGAACGTCATATCCAAATGCAATAATTTTGTTCGGATATTGTATTGCAAGTCCATAATCGTTCGTCTTTCCAATAGCCAAAGGTTTTCCTCTTTCACAAAATTCACACATATTACACCTCAATCAAAGTAAATTTTCGTTTTTTAACAGTATTTCCGCTATGAAGTGTTCCGTTCATATCTCTGCCACACTCCATATTGATTGTGTTTACCTCACATTCGCCTAAATACACTTGATATTCTTCCCCGGCAATAGAGATAGTTCCAAGCGCATTTTCAAGGTTTGCATTAAAGCCACTGTAGTCATAAGGTGTACCACAATAAGGACATTTATTAAGTTTTCTGTCAATCGGTGCGCCACAGTTCACACAATTTGTGTTCATTGATTATCCTTCCTTCGCCTTAAACAGTGTGTCAGGAAATGGAATACCTAAAAAGTGCATGTTTGCGTACTTCCTAAATGTCGGCACACTCATGCCGGCTATCTTTGCTGCTTGTGCCTGTGAGCATCTGCCATATGCATATTCCATCAATCCCTCTCGGAATGAATCAATATTTCGTGTCTTAACTCCTTTTGCCATACTTATACCTCCGCTTAATATTCTATAATGCCTTGTGCCAACTGTAGCAGATAGTCGCTTTTAGCAAAATGCGTTATTGAGTAGTTAGTCTCTCTTCTATGTGTTCGTCTGAAATGCTCGTTAACCATTCTATCAAGCCCAGTAAGCCCTGTTTCGTCTGCTAGGTAAACATCTGTCCACTCAAAGTGATTATGCTCCGTATCGGTCACATTAGAAAGCGACAGGCATACATTAGCCAGTGTCTTATCGGTCAAGATTGGGTGAACCTTTGCAAAATATGTTTCGTACAGGTTCATGTATCTACTAAATGCATTTTTGACTGCTTCTTCGACTGTCTTGTTTTCAATGTTGTTGTCACATATTTCAGAGAATCTATTGAGCATATCATCTTTCTTTGCTTGCATATCCTGTCGGGTGACTCTTGCCGTCTGTTCTTCGGGAACAGATGTATGTACCTCTCCTATAGTTTCACTTATATTATCTTTTATATTATCTATATTATTATTATGAGTATCAACTTTTTGAACACCCTCGTTCAAGTTTTTTGAACACCCATTATATTTTTTTGAACAGGTGTTCAATTTTTTTGAACTCCGTTCAGCTTTTTCTTTTTCCTTTCGGATTTGCTTTCTTAATTTTATTTTTTTCAATTCCTCATCATCGGGTTTGACTGCACTATAATTGCAAAATTTTACTCCGTTGATAGTTTTCTCCGTCTTTTTAATGAAACCATCATCAGCTAATTTGTTAAGAAGATTAAAGGCTGTGGTCCTTGAACAATTAAGCCACTCTGCAACATAATTTAGACTTCCCTTAAATTCGCTCTCATCGTCTTGTGAAAAGCCATACACTAGCGCATAGGCAATTAATTCATTTCCTGTAAGCCCTAATTCCTTTACCATAAACCCTTGAATTGCTATAAAATTTTCATTTTTAATTTTTGCCATTTTATTTACCTCCTACGAAAGATAATAAGAGCGTACCGCCTTATTCGCTCAACTCTACGATTAGTAATAACAACAAACAGGCAGTCGCAGTTCTGCTTTTCGGTAGCTAACCTAGTTTGTTGTAATTGATGTGGTGTGGATTTGAACCACACATAAAAGACTTACTTTCTCATAATGTCCCCTGAGAAATACTTTCTCTGTATTGCGTTTTGCAATAGACATTTCATAGCGTTTACCCATTCCGCCACACATCAACAATCGGTACACACCGACTAGCGCAGATACAAGGACTCGAACCTTGATAACGATTTTACTCGTTAGAGAGATTAGCAATCTCCTGTGATACCATTACACCATATCTGCAAATAATTTATTGGCAGGACTTAGCAGCGCATTTTCTGTACCGCCCATTTAATCAAGCCTTGTCGCCTACTTGAACCAATAATTAATCGGCAAGGTTGGGAATCGAACCCACGACAAATCAGCTAATAGTCGACCGCTCTACCACTGAGCTACATGCCGATAAACAGAGCTGAGCTAATAGCTCTGTTTAAGCAAAAAATACGAAAAATTTCATTAAAGGGAAGAACCCTTAATTGCAGAAATGATACTATGCAACAGTTAGTCGGCACCTTTAGACAGGGACATGCGTTATGATTTTCTGTTGTTTATTGGTAGAGTGTTGCCCGGCTGTTTACCCGACTTGTATCTCACGCAACACCTTGTAGCTGCTACCATATCTTACGCTATATTTTATTTCTGCAAGCTGGCTTGATAGGACTTGAACCTACAACTACTTGATTAACAGTCAAGTGTTCTACCTGTTGAACTACAAGCCAGTAATGAGGGTGAAGTCTAAGGAGTGGCTACACCCTCCGGAGATATAAATTTGTATGTGCTATAGGAAAAGAACTAACGAAACCTACAGCAAAGGACATGTGAGGGATTGCACCTCACCTAAGACTCATATGATTTGAGTTGCCCTAGTTTAACAATTAAAGGGGGTATATATGTCTACTCTGCCTATTACAGATGTCTTTGCGACAGGTTGGTTTTCACGCTCGTGCATTGTGGGATTATACACGATTAACCCCTCACGAGCCTTGTGACGGCTCTTAACAGCTTTCCACTATGAGGGTGAAAGGAACTACTAAGTCCAATGTCGGGGAACCGTAAACCCCGAACAGGGCATGTTGGATTTGAACCAACGAATGCGGGAATCAAAATCCCGTGCCTTACCACTTGGCGAATGCCCTATATCTACTGCCACATGAAAGCTATGGCAAGTATTTGACCGAACATTATAGCAATGCTAATGAGCCTTATGGTAACTGTCTCTTTTTCGTTTAATGTGGCACTTGTCATTCCCAATGCGACTAATGCCAGCCATACTGTTGTTGCAATTTTTAGTACAAACATGATTTACACCTCAAAATCTAATTATCTTCATTTTCTTTCAATACCGACTCGGCTATGCACGCAAGAACTAAAAACACTATTGAGACAACCATTGAGCATCGGTCAGAAAAGAGTATTCCATAAAGCAAACAGAATAAAATTATCCATGTATACAGGCCCTTAAAAAACATTGGTATGAATTTATCAACAAACTTGCCGAAAGTCTCCCATCTACGCTTAGACTTAAGCTCGTGAGCCTTATCCATGTACCACTCTGCCTTGCTCATATCCTCAGCCACAGAACCTTTATGTCCGGCTCGATATTCATACTTGTATGCAGTAATCTCACACCATTTAGCCACATCCTTAAGCCCGTAAATGTCAATCATTTCATCAATGCACTCTTTTCGGTCAGGCAAATTGTAGTGGCTAGGGTGATTTACCATATCGGAATTAATTTTGCTCGACTCAAATCCTGTTAATTTCATCTCCGTTAGCTCCTTTACTGTTATATATTATATATAACTAATATTTTATCGTAGTTGTATGTATATATATTATTATTGTGTATGTTGTTTAATTAATATATAACTTATGTTATAATAATAAATACTACTTGGCGCGATTAAGGTAAGGGTAAGGACCTTTTTGTTTTGGCGGATATTTGGGGGGCTAAGTGGGGCGGTTTGTCGCTTTTCATATAAACCCCCAGGGCACCCAATGCGCAGCCATTCAGCTCTCAACCATCAAGCATTTTAAATTGTATCTATTGCATATACAATTCATCTCTACGCTTTCAACTCTTCGCTAAACAACTGTTTTGTGAATAGTTGTAATAATTCGATAGTCCTCAAAGCCTTGTAAATCAAGGGATTAGAATTGTATCTGTTGTATATACAATTACTTGGCATTATCAACCATGTTATCACCTGATAACGCTTTAATAGTCTGACTATTTGCACCGCCTAACTGTGGTAATTCATTGGCGGTTAATGCTCTCGCTTGTGTAGCCTCGTAGCCGATACCCGGTTGATTCATGCCAAATTCATTATTACCAACGAACATAGCACCGACAGGGGATTTATTATCATATGCCCTATCTTTAATACAATCTTTACGAATTCCTTGCAATTTTTGCCAAATCTCATAACTTTTAGGACTTGACTCTTTGTTTAATCTCCAATTATCTATAACTCCACAATCAATATTACACCAATTACTAAATGCAACAGTACTACATAGCTTATTATATTTATCACTAATATATATATATTCATCA